GCCGAGATCCCGAGCGCCTCCATCTGCGCTTCGGTCGCGCGGCGGGCGGCGGCGGCGCGCGCCTCGGTCACCTGCCGGCTATCCTCGCCATACAGCGCGACCAGCCGCTGCATCTCCGCCTCCTCGCGCAGCTGCTCGACCAGGGCACGGCCGGCCGGCGCGGCCCGCACCGCCTGGATTTGCTGCAACAGCGCGAGGATCTGCGCATAGGCCGCGACATCGGCCTCCGATGCGCCGGGCCCGGTGCCGATGCCGGCGCGCCGGGCGGCGGCGAGCCCCTCGATCTCGAGCTTCGTCAACCCCGCCGCCTCGGCCTCGGCCTCGAGCGCGGCGATCACGCCCTCGACCTGCTGGCGGCGCAGCTCGGCCTGGGCGGCGACCGACTGGCGCTCGGCATCGGCCGCCACCGCCTCGGCGTCGAGGCGCAACCCGTCAAGGCGGGCTTCGAGATCCGCGATGTCGGCACGCGCGCGTGTCGTCAGGTCGTCGAAGCTGCCCGGCATCGGCGTCCGGCTGACGCTGCCCCAGATGGCAAGCGCGGTCGGGTCCAGCGGCAGGGGCGAGCCGCGCGCGGGCTTGGCCTCAAGCGCCGCGAGTTCGGCGCGCTTGCGCTCAAGCAGTCGCGACACTGACCCGATCGACTCGGTGTCGAGCGTGTCGTTTACCGCCGCGATGCCCTCGGCCAGGCCCTCGAGCCCGGACTTCAGTCCGGTGACCGTGGCGATCCGCCCGCCGACCAGCTCGAACCAGCGGCCCATCTCCTCGCCCAGCGTGTCGAAGGCGCCGGCAAGGCCGCCCGCCGCCGCGCGGCCCGCGCCGCCAACCTGCTGCTCGACCGCGGCCAGGATCACCCGCTGCGCCTCGGCCACGCGGCCGGTCTCGACCAGGCTGCGGATCACCTCGCGCTGGCCGGACGAGAACGACACGCCGACCTCGCGCAGCGAGGCCACGCCCTCGATCGGGTTCTCCAGCGCCTTGCCAAGCTGCACCGCCGCGCTCTCGATCGTGCCGAAACCGACCGCGGCGAGGTCCTGCGCGGCGACCAGCGTGCGGTCGAACACCTCGCCGCTGACGGTCCGGAAGGTCAGGAGCTGCGCGGCCGCCGCCCGCGCGCCATCGGTCGAGGCCAGCGTGCCGCGCCCGATCGCGCGGGCCATCGCCTCGATATCCTCGCCGGTGCGCCCGGCCGCCCCGCCGGTGGCGCGGATCACCTGCTGGGTGGTGCGCATTTGTCGGTCGGCCTCCGAGAAGGCCTGCACCGCGCGCGAGGCGCCGCGCGCCAGCGCCGAAAGGCTGAGGACCGAGGCGCCGATCGCCGCAACCGCGCCCAGGAGCGCGCCCGAGGCGCGGGCGGCGGCAAGGCCCAGCCCGTTCGTCTCGCGCGCCGCGGCGCCGGTCTTGCGTCCCGAGTCCTCGGCCGCGCCGCCCATCTCGCGCAGCCGGCCCTGCACCCGGGCAAGCGCGCGCTCGGCCTGCTCGACCTCGGCCTTGAGGACAAGCGCGAGGTTCAGATCGTTCATCGCCGTTCCCCCTCCTCGATGCGCGCGCCCGCTTCGATCCGCTCTATCGTGCGGTCGCGCGCCGTCCGCTCGCCCGCCCTTCGATCCGGATCGAGCGACCCGATCATCCGCGCCAGGTCTTCGCCCTCGGCCCAGACCGCCGCGCGGATCCCGGCAAGGCGCGCGACCTCCTCGGCCGCGTCGATCCGCGCATGGCCCTCGACCAGAACCCGCAGCGCGGGCAGGCCGAGCGCCATGACCTCGCTTAAGGGATGTCCGCGGCGGACGAGCCAGGCGACGACGGCGCCCCAGCCGCCGGCTCGGCCGGCATCAGCATCGCGGTCCCCTCGGCCAGCGCCCGGCTGACCGGGCCGGCCAAAAAATCGGCGTTCACCCGCAGCGCGGCGCAGAGCGCGAGGAACACCTCGTCAAGCGGTGCCGCCCGGACCACGGCTGGATCGACGTCGATCGTCCGGGCCAGCGCCTCGGTCAGCTCGTCGGCCTGCTCGGCCAGCCCGTCGAGCGTGTCCTCGGTCGACAGTGCCACGCCGGCAAGCGCGGCCAGCCGGCGGAACGCCCTGAGCCCCGACAGCGTCACCGGCAGGACCGGCACGAGATCGGGGCCGAGGCGCACCGCCACCGGGCGCGGCGCCAGCGCGTCGATCGCGGCCAGGTCGTCGTGGTCGGTGTCCGTGCCGCGACGCATCCGCTCGCCGGCAGTGAAGCCGTCACCCCCCCGCCGGCTCATCGCACGATGATCCGCAGGTCGTTGTTGCCGGTTCCCGAGGGCAGGAAGCGCAGCTCGCTATTGACCATGTGATAGCCCCGGTAATCCTCGATTTGGGGATTGACCCGTTGCACACGGCCGCCGAACACGCGCACGAACTTGCCCGGCGCATTGCCGATCTGGAACCCGAGCGTGCCCGTGGTGATGGCGTTGATCTCCGTGCGCCAGGCCAGTTCCTGCGCCGCGGTCAGCGCGACCCGCATCTGTCCGGTGGTCTCGCGCCCGGTGATCGACACCCGCTCGCCGCCCAGCATCGGGATATGCTCGACGGTCTGGCCAAGGTCGACGGTCATGCCCAGCGAGGGCAGCGCCGTACCGCCGGTGAACGTCCCGTCGGTCAGCGTACAGCCCAGCAGGATGTCGGCGTTGTTGTCGTCCATGATGACATCGGGCGTCTGGTAGGCCAGGAAATCCGGCGAGGTGGACAGCCCCTCGCCCGCGGTGGTGTCGAAGCCGGTGAACTTGAAGCGCATCAGCGGCCGCTGGTAGGCGGTCATGTCAAGCGTCACCGTGCCGCGCGCGCCGCGCGACTGGTAGGTCGCGCCGTCGATCCAGTAGCGGATCACCGCGCTCTCGAACCCCTCGCTTACGGGGGTGTATTCGACGCGCGGGTTGCCTGCAGCCACGATGGTCTGGGCCATGCCGCAGGCGCGCAGCAGGGGACCCCAGGCGGGCGGCACCGCGCCGCCCACGCCGCCCGAGCCGGTCAGTTCGACCGCGAACTCGATCTCGGCGACGCGCGGGCCGGGCAACTGCTCGGACCCTCCAAGGAAGGGGCGCACCAGGGTACGGTCGACCACCTCGCGGCGGATCGAATGGCGGGGCGGCTCGGCGAGAAGGACTGCATGGCTGGCGGCCCAGGCGGTGCCGGGCCACTCGCCATAGACGGTTTCGAGCTGGACATGGACGGTGGTCTTGCGGGTCAGGCGATCGGACATCGCTCAGTCCTCCTGGGCTGGATCGGGGGCGGCGGCGGGGATCGCGGCCGGTGCCGAGGCTGCGGCGGCGGTTTCGGGGGCGGCGGTTTCGGGGGCGGCGCTTTCGGGGGCGGCGTGTTCGGGGGCCGGCTTTGGCGCGCGCTGGTGCCGCTTGGCCTCGGCGTCCCAGATCCAGGCGCCGCCACCGGGCGGCACGGGAACGTCGCCTGCGGCGGCGCGGGCCGGGGCGGCAGGGGCGCGGGGCCCGGGGTCGGCGGTCGGTCGGCGGGACATCATGAACTCCTGATACGGTCGGCGAGGGCGAATTCGATCTGCCACACGAGCGTGCCCTCGCGCATCGCGGCGACCTCGGCGCGCAGCAGGCGGAACACACCGGTGCTGCCGGGGTCCGGGGTCCAGCCGGAGATCGCGGCGACGATCGCCTCGACCAGCGCGTCGACACCGGCCAGCGCGCGGGAGCCGGTCGCGTCATGGGTGCGCACGGTCAGGATCACGCCGATCCGGCGGTCGACCTCCTGGCGGAAATTGCCCGCCAGCGCGGTCGGGGAAGCGGCCGACAGGCCCAGCGGGATCACATGCGCCGCCGGCGTCACCTGCGGGAACTGGTTCTGGCGTTGCAGAGCCGCGAGTTCGGCCGCACCCTCGACCCGGCCCGCGAGCGCCGGCACACCCGCGCGCAGACGCGCGATCACCGCATCCCCGAGCATCAGATGAACCCCTTGAGGTTCGCCTCGGTGAACGGCCGCTCGCGGTCGGTGATGCGCGCGCCCGACCCGCCGGTGCCCGCGGGCTCGATCCCCGCGACCGGAAGGCGGACCCCGCCCGCGGCGATTGCTTCGAGCGTGCGGCGCGCGTCGCGGTAGTCGGCCTCGATCTTGGGATCGGGAGCGTAGCGGTGCAGCTTCCAGATCGCGATCGCTTGCGCGAGGTCGGCCAGCAGCGACGGCACCTCGGCCAGCGGCAGCCGGTAGCGGGCGGCGACGAAGCCGTCGATCATCGCATCGGTATCGGCCAGCGCGCGGTCGACGACGGCCGCGTCGACCATGCCCGCGGGGGGCGCGGCGCGGTCGGTCAGCGCCACGAGCATCGCCGTGCCGTATCGGTCGGTCAGCTGGGCGAGCGTGGCGTAGGTCATCGGGCGGCATCCTCGGGCGGGGTTGTTCCCCAGGGGCGGCGAACCGCCCCCGGGCAGGCCCTCTGGGGGCGGGCGCGCCGAGGGGGGCGGCGCGGGGCCCGCGGCCGGTCAGGCCGGCGGCGGGGTAATGTGCTCCACGGCAAGGAGGGGGTCGCCCT